TGGCAAGTCCTGCAGCAAATACTTCGGGTCTTTCTCCTGCAGCCACGCAACAAGCACAAGCTGCTGCTGCAAATCCTGCTGCTGCAAATCCTGCTGCTGCAAATCCTGCTGCTGCAAATCCTGCTGCTGCAAATCCTGCTGCTGCTCAAAAACCACAATCTTTTGGAGAAGCATTTAACGCTGCTAGAAATGCAAGAATAGCCGGCACTGGACCTGACACGTTTCCTTGGAACGTGAAAACTTATCATAGTTTTCAAAAAGATGATTTTGCTCAAGGACAAGGTGGAAAATATAATCCTGCCGCCAAAGCCGGAGCTGCTGCTCCTGCTGCACAACAAGCTGCTGCTGCAAATCCTGCTGCACAACAAGCTGCTGCTGCTCCTGCTGCACAACAAGTTGCTACAAATAAACTTGGAAGTGCTGCAGCATCCTCTGATTCTAACACACCTTCAAATACACCTTTTTGGAATAAAGCTAGAAAAGAAATTTCAGATTCTTCTAATTCACGAGATGAATATAAACAAAAAACAGGAGAACAGCCTGTTGCATCAAATGAATCTAAGAAAAATCAGATGATGTATTATGATCCAACACAGTCAAAACCAGGAGGAGTGCAGCAGGCCTATGGAAACATTCCTTCAGAGTTAAATAGAATAAGATCTAAAGGGGAAATGCCTGTCGAAATGACGGACGATCAGTTTCGAGGGCATAGACCTACAACCGCTAAAGATATAGCACGAGCAGATAGAGTGTTTGAACAACAAAATGCTGCCAGAGGAAGATTAAAACAAGATCCTTTGACTAGAGAGCAATTTGATGAACAATGGAGTAGTCTACCAAGAGGGGAGCAACTTCGTTATTAGGAAATAAATATGACAGAAGAGATTAAACAAAAACATAGAATTAAACCAGACGCTAGAGAAGATTTTAGGAAATATTTCTTAAAAATCAATAAGAAACTTAATCTAAATCAATCTTTAGAAGAGGTAATTTGGATACATTTAACAACAATCAAACATGACAAAAAAGAGCTATTTGATAAAGGAATAGAGCATTTTGGATATAAATTAAATTAGAGGAAGGAGAATAACAATGAGCCAAAGATTGACGACGAGTTTTGTAAACACTAACATTCCAGGAGCTTATCCTAATGTTACTGTAAAATCAACTCCAGTAGGAATTACAAGCACAGGAGATATTGTAATTATTGGTGAAGCTGAAGGTGGAGCTGATATTTCAGCAGAATCACTTAAAGATAATTTTTTTACTCCTACTCAATTAAGTAGAGTAAAATCTAAATATTTAAGAGGTCCAATTGTAGACGCTATGGCTGCTCTTGTTTCTCCAAGCAGTGATACAAATATTTCTGGATCAATTGGCAAAGTTTATATCGTTAAAACAAATGCAGGAACAAAAGCTGAGGCAGCTATCGATTCTTATGGTACTTTAAAAGATAAGAATTTTGGTGTTGATGGAAAGAAGTATTTTTTCAAAGTAACCCAAGTAGAAGCTGAAGTCGGCCCTTCGGTTACAGGAACAAGTCTCTCTCCATATACTGCTGCTAATTTTGATGGTTTATCTTTTAGTATTAGAAAAGATGGTGGTGCTATTGTAGGAGGTCCTATTGTTTTAGATGCAGGTTCGCACAATACTCTCCCTCTTCTTGCGGCTGAAATACAAGGCAAATTACCTGTAGGATTAGAATGTTCAGCAAACATTGCTACTAATTCAATCACTATTTTTGCTACTGTTGACACAAGTGCAAATGAAAAAGGATATGGTAAATCATTTGAATTAATTGATTCTACTCCTGGAGATTTAGCCGTATTAGGTCTTTCTGAGGGATTGTTCGTTTCTTCTCAGGAACCTGAAGTTGAGTTAAAAATTAACAGACAAGACACAAATACTAATGAAACTTATATGATTTCTGCTGATGTAGCAATGACTGTTGGATATGAAGGGGATAGTGCTACACTTAGTATTTCCAATGGGATATTAACAACTACAAAAGTTGGCGGAAGTGGAAGTAATTTATCAATTGAATTAGCACAAGTTCCTACAGTTGGAGATCTTGCTGCTCTTATCAGTTCTCAACCGGGTTATTCTGCAACGGCTATTTCGGCTTCTAAAAATTTAAGTCCTCTTAAATTAGATGAAGTATCTGCAATTGGTATTGCTGTAACAGGAATGGTTGAAGCCGGAAGAATCAAAAAAGCTTTAAATAATTTCAAAGTAAAAGTTGCCCAAAGTTCAGTTCTTGATTTTGAAGCATCTGCTGTAAAAGGTCTTCCTGCTGAAATGCCTGTTTCTCAATTTCTTGCAGGTGGAACCAAAGGATCGACCAAATCTGCTGATATTGCAAATGCAATCCCTGCTCTTGAAGGTATCAAAGTTAATTTTGTTATTCCTTTATTCTCTAGAGATGCTGACGAAGATATGGCAGATGGTTTAACAGACTCTCAATCAACTTATACAATTGAATCAATTAATGCTCTAGTAAAATCACACGTTTTAGCTATGTCTACTCCAAAAATGAAGAGAAATAGAATTGCTATGTTAAGTAAACAAGCAAGCTACGCAGACAATAAAGCTGCAGCTTCTTCTTTATCTCATTATAGAGTTAATATGTTCTTCCAAAAAACAAGTCAAGTAAATTCTCTTGGTGAAGTAGTAGAATATCAACCATGGCATACAGCCTGTGTTGCAGCAGGTATGCAATCAGCAGGATTTAACAAATCTTTAACTAATAAATTTGCTAATGTAATTAGTTTTAAAGATCCATCAGGGTTTGATTCAGGAAACCCAGGAGATGTTGAAGATGCTATCGATGCAGGATTATTCTTCTTACAATCTGAAACAGCAGGAAATAAATGGGTTGTAGATCAAACTACTTACGGGTTTGATACTAATTTTGTTTACAATTCATTACAAGCTGTCTATATGGCTGATGTACTTGCTATTCAGCTTTCTGAAGCTCTTGAAAAATTTGCAGTAGGACAATCTCTTGCGGATATTAGTTCTGCAGGTATTATTGCATTTATTTCTAAGAAAATGGAAGAATTTAGAAAATTAAAAATCATTGGTGCTTCAGACGATGCTCCATTGGGATATAAAAATGTTAATGTTGTGATTAATGGACCTATTGCTGAAGTTAGTTTAGAAGCTAAATTAGCTACTGCAATTCTATTCATCCCAATTGAACTAGAATTGAGTCAAATTCAATCAAGTGCAACAGCTTAATAATTAGACAAAGGAGATAAATATATGTCAGTAACAATGTCAGGCGCACGAGCAAAAGTTAAGGTAGCAGGTAAATATGTGGGAATCTTTGATTCTTGTCAATACGGAGCAAATATTGGTACAGAACCGATTCATACTCTGGGAAGATATTCACCTGTAGAAATTTCAGTTACTAGTTATGAAGCCGTTCAAGTATCTTGTTCAGGGTTTAGAATTATTGATCAAGGTGTTCATATTCTACCGGCTGCTCCTAAATTACAAGATCTTCTTAATTTTGAAGCTGTTCAAATTGAAGTAGAAGACAGACAAACAGGTAAGACAATTGCAACAATTAAAAATTGTGTACCATCAAACTGGTCAGAGGCTCAACAAGCTAAAGGTACAACAAGATTTAACATTAGCTATGTTGGAACTCTTCTACATGATGAGGCTGGTGACGAAGAAGAAAGCGCAGGAGCTTCTCGTTTCCCTTAATATAAAATCAATATGTTATCTATTTAAAACCGCCTATTTAGGCGGTTTTTTATTTTGTGATAATATATTTTTATGAATGATGAAAAAAGAAATTGCATATTTACTGGCCTTCCTGCCGATTCAAAACTTATCGTATCATCATCCAAGCAAAACTGGACCAAAGCCGTTCCTGGCACCAAGGAATACAAACAATCAAGAAAAACAAACCTTTTAACAGATGTAGAGTTTAGACTTATTGAGCTTTTTATTCAAAGAGAATTAGCCCTATTAAGGGTTGAATTTTTTGAAAGTAAAATGTCTGAAATTAGACAATTAATAGGATATAAGAATGTTTTTAATTTTAAAAATGAAGATTTTGAAATGGTAGATATTGGAATTAATAAAGACAATATCTTGACTGTCCTTGAAAAAGATGATAATATTGCCAAAGAATCTAAAAACGAAGATATTTGGAACGATGAGTAAAAAAGAAAGAGAAGAAAATACTATATATTATTACACAAAGGGAGATGAAAATATGATCCCTGAGTCGGGTAATAATTATAATATGAACAAAAATTCAAGAAAATTTCATAGTGATTTTATAGAAATAATTTCTTGGGAAAAAGATAGTGAAGGTTACTATAAATTAAGCAGAATCGGGATTAATAGAACAATAGAGAATTTTACTTTTAAAAAGAAAAGATCAAACAAATTGTAGGAGAGCTATGGAAGGCGGAAAATTTAAAATGATTAAGAAAACTATTAAACAATACCAAACAAAATTTGGAAATAAATCTGTTGAAAAAATCAACAAATTTTTAGTATTTGAGTTAATCTAAAATTTAAACTAATTTTATCAACTGTAAAACTTTAAAAAATTTATAAAATAATGAGCATTTCGAGGAATATTAATCCGTTTTACTAATTTTACATGGACTATAAATCGCAAAAAGGTAATATTTATTTATCATAAATTGTCAGTAAGGTTTAATTAGGGAAATATATAAATTTAAATATAATATAGGTAAAAAATATCAATATTAGTATATAAATACGAAATTCATCATAAATATATTAATTAATTAATTAAA